GTGACTATATGTATGCTAATGTGGTACCAAATTCTGGTGGTTCTGTATATACAGATGTTTCCTCTTCTGCGACTTATTGGAGAGTTCATGTAAATTCTACCAACACTTATAGAAGGATGGCTGGACAAATTATATTATCTGACCCTACAAACACATCTTTTTATCATTCTTGGACAAATACAAGCTTTGGATATGATGGTGTAGCAAATTTTCAGAGCATAATAGGTGGTGGAGTCTTAAAAGATACAACAGCAATGACAGGAATATCCTTCTATAGTTCTGCAGGTGGTAATATAATTGCAGATTCAACACTAACAATTTATGGAATAAAAGCATAATCATTATGACAAAAACGACTATATCAAGACCTAATCAACCAGACGAAATAAGAGATTTAACAGCAGAAGAAGAAGCACAAAGACAAACTGATATGTCTGCTGAAACTGCTAGACTAAAAGCAGAAGCAACAGCAAAAGCACAAAAAGCTACTGACAAAGCAAGTGGCAATCAAAAGCTAGTAGACCTAGGTTTAACGCAAGCCGAAGTAGATGCTTTAACAAAATAATAATAATCAAAACTCAATAAGACTCTAACTATGTTCTTGAAAAGAAGTCACAGAGAAAGAGTTGATCTCCAATACAATCTAGTATAATTTGTCCTAAACGGATTTTCTATAATTAACGGGAAGCTAAAGTAATAAGATAATCTTCAATCTATACACAAGGTCTCTAATAGATTAAAATCATGGTATGCTTAGAAAAGTGAATTTTAGACCAGGTTTTAATAAACAATTAACGCCTTCCGGTGTAGAAGCAGGTTGGATAGGAGGCGATTACGCTCGCTTTCGTTACGGCATGCCTGAAAAAATTGGGGGATGGGAAGAAACTCAAACTAATATTTTACCCGGAGCAGGTCGAAAAATTTTTGGCTGGTTTGATACACAAGGTAATCGCTGGATTGCGGTAGGCACCAATAAGATTTTAGCCATCTGGTTTGAAGGTGAATTTCATGACATTACTCCTTTAGATTCATCATTGGATCAATCGAGTGTGACTCTAACCACAACTACCAGTAGCGACGAAGCTACTCTTACTTTTTTAACAGCTCATAATTTAGATCCAGGCATGGTTATTATGCTGAGTGGTGTAACGTTGCCTGGTTCAGGAACCAGTCTTACAGTGGCAGAGTTGGAAGATAAAAAATTCGAAGTTCTTACTACTCCGACAGCGAGTACCATTACTGTTACACTTCCTTCCACAGAAACCGGTGCAGGAATCACGGGTCTCGGTTCAATAACGGTGCAGCCTTATTATCGAATTGGAAATGCAACTCAAACTTATGGTTATGGATGGGGCACTTCCAGTTGGGGTAATGGAGGTTGGGGGGATGCTTCAACTTCTACTCAAGTTATTTTACAGCCAGGACAATGGCAGATAGATAACTTTGGATCTTTACTTTTGGCTACCATTCGAGGAGGAGCGACTTTTCAATGGGATCCTGAAAACGTAGACGTGCCGACGGCCATTGCTACACGAGCCACGATTGTAACCAATGCTCCAACCGCTTCAGAAAGCATAATTGTTTCTGAAAAAGACAGACACGTTATTTTATTGGGCACCGAAACAACTATTGGTACTGCAAGCACACAAGATAAAATGTTTATAAGATTCTCGGATCAAGAAGATCGAAACGATTGGGTTCCAACCTCTACCAACACAGCCGGAACAATGCGATTATCTACAGGATCAGAAATTAGAGCAGCTATTCAAGGTAGAGATTATGTTTTTATATTAACAGATAAAGCCGCCTATGTGATGCAATTCGTGGGACCCCCTTTTACTTTCTCAGTAAGGCAAGTAGGTACTAACTGCGGATGCATCGGTCATAATGCGGTCGCATTCGCTAATGGTCGAGTCTTCTGGATGGGAGATGCCGGAGGCTTCTTTCTGTTTGATGGTACCGTTAAAAATTTATCTTGTAATGTTGAAGACTATATTTTTGATGATATCAATTATACTTCAGGTCAAATTGTAGCCGCAGGAGTTAATAACTTATTTAGTGAAATTACTTGGTTCTATCCAACTGCGAGCAGTAGTGTCATTGATCGTTATACTTCTTATAATTTTACAGAAAGTCCTGGAATTCCAGGAGGAGTTTGGACCACAGGAAGTTTAGCCCGTACAGGATGGATTGATGCGGATGTTCAACCGGATCCTTATGCTATAGAATATTTAACTTCTTCAAATGTATCCGACACTCCTTTGATTTATGGAAATAGTGAAGGTATTACTAAAATGTATGCACAGGAAAAAGGAAACAACGCGGTAGATTCCGCGGGCACTTCTACTGCTGTTGCGGCCTACATTCAATCAGGAGATTTTGATTTAGATGTAGATGGAGATGGAGAATATATTATGAAGATTAAAAGATTTATTCCAGACTTTAAAGTATTAACGGGGACGGCAAAACTTTCTTTAAATTTAAAAGATTATCCTGCTGATAGTGAAACGGCTTCGGGATTAAGTCCTATATCTATTACTTCATCAACCACTAAAGTGGATGTACGAGCACGCGCTCGACTTATTAATTTAAAAGTAGAAAACGATTCCGTAAATGAAACCTGGCGTTTTGGAACTTTTAGAGCTGATATTCAACCTGATGGAAGAAGATAATGGCTAAAGTAACCGTAACCTTTCAAGAACCTACCGACAATTACGAACCTTCCAATCAACGTATGATGAAATTTAAATTAGAACAACTTAAAACGGAGCTTAATACTTCTTATCAACGAACTATTGAAAATGATACACAAGCTTTTCAATGGTTTAATTTAAACTATGGCTAAGAAGCAAGGATTACAATATGGATATGCACATGTCAGACATCTCCGTCGAAAAAGACCTGGACGTCATGCTAAAAAATATGGTAAAAGAATTTCTCGGCGTAAACGCACACGGGGACAAGGAAACTAATGGCAATACAATATAGAAACCAAACATTTGATTTAACAGGAACGTTAGCTACGACGGTGTTAACTATGGATGTAAGTTCACGTGCCATTTTACAAAATATTCAAACTGAAAATGTTAGTACAGCTACCACAACAGTCGTAGTTTCGATGTATGATCAAAGCGCGACCGCCACAACACAACTAGGCACTATTCTAATGACTAGTAATACCACGCAAAATTTAGCGAAAGGCCCTATTGTCCTGGAAGAAGAAGATGCCTTGAAAATAAAAGCTGGAACTGCTAATGTTATTAGAGGATTAATTTCTTACGCTTTCATAACAGGAGATCAAGGAACAGCTTAATGATAAAAACACTACCGGCAAAAGCCAAGGAAATTGTTAAAAATAAACGTACCGGAAAAGTCTATGCATCCAAAGCAGAGTTTGATGCCGATGTTGCAGATTCTAAAACGGATACGACTGCAGAAGATTTTAGACAGGATTTAGAAATCACGGTTGCATCTTTAGAAGTATTTGGTAAAACCAATTAATGCAGCCTTATGGTGGGACTGAAATTCAATTTGATTATCTTAAAAAATATGCATCGCAAGATTTTTTAGATCTTGTTCAAATTACTACTTCCATTCCTGAGAAGGATCCTCTTCATCCTTTACGACCCAATATTCTTTGGATTAAAAATTCTTATGACCAACCTAACTTAGCGCCGTGGTTTAAAAAGAAAGAAAACCATAGTAAATATGATTGGTATGTCTTTAATTCAAATTGGACTTATGAAAAATTTAGATACTTTTTTGATATTCCAGATAAGCGGTCAGCCATTATTAAAAATGGTATTGATTATGAAGAACTTCAACTCAAGACCGACTTTACTTATAAACCTCCTCTTAAACTCATTTATTTTTCAACTCCGTGGCGTGGCTTAGCTGTTTTATTAAAAGCTATGAAGGCTCTTGAAAATGAAAAGGATATTGAATTAGATGTCTATTCTACTACCCTCCTTTATGGTGAAGCCTTTAAACAAGAGAATGATAAAATTTATCTTCCTTTATACGAGCAAGCCAGAGAACTTAAAAATGTTAATTATAAAGGATACTGTCCGCATGCAAGTCTAATGGCTCAACTTAAAAATTATCATATCAATGTTCATCCTTCGACCTTTGAAGAGACCTTTTGTATTTCAGCCATGGAATCTTTAGCAGCAGGCTGCCTTATGATTACCACTAATCTAGGAGCCATTCCTGAAACTTGCTGTGAGTTTCCAATCTATATTCCTTATAGTAAAGATGAAACTTATTTAGCTCAACAAACAGCGGCTTGTATTATTGATGCTAGAGAAATTTTTAAAACTCAAAAAATTAAAGATAATTTGCAATTCCAGCAACAATACTATAAACGCTATTATGATTGGAAAATTATTGGAAATTTTTGGAATAGATTTTTAAAAGGAGCTCTTTATGACAAACGACAACAACAAAAAGACACCCCCGACGCCAACACCTGAATACAAAGGTCTCTTCGTGGCTACTCCTTGCTACGATACCTTAATGCTAGATTATGTAAAATCAATTCTTGATCTGCAAAAAGAATTCTTCATCAATAAAATTCAAATTACCTTTCAAATGATGAAAAGCAGCTTAGTTACCCAAGGACGTAACCTTTGTGTATCAGGCT